GTAATGTCTGTATCGAGCAATATTGTTGCTTGCGTGGGAGATTGGCGGGTGATGATGGTCCCCCGGCCGCCTCCACCGCGCCAGCGATAGCCAACCATGGCGGGAGTCAGGTATCCAGTTGTTAACGTAATCGTGATCGTGCCTGAAAGTGCGCTCGGTGTGCAGTACCCAGCCGGGCTGGTCGAACCCAGTGTCAATGCGCTATCGAGCCCGACATAGTCTTCGACGGAAGCAAAGTCCCGCTGAGTGAAGCTTTCGACATAAAAATGCGTAAGCCCGTCAATGATGCGCTCGACAAGGCAGTAGCACCGATCCCATGAACCTTCTCTTAGTTTGACAACTTGCCGCACATACCCGACTGTGGCCCAATCGGACCAGGCGTAGATCTCATGTTCCTTGACAACGCAGCCGACGACAAGGGTTCCGTCCGCGCGGTTCCCTACGATAAGCCTGTGAGGACTTCCGAGGTACGCCCAACTTTCAACAGGGTTCCGCTCACTGAAGTAGTGGTTCGATAGAATGGAAATATCGTTGCTGATGTAGTTCCGCTGGTAATCGGAGTACGCGAGCAGGCGGACTGCCTTATTCTCACTGTCGAGGATTGCGAGGTCCTCATTAATCTCCAGCGGCGGTACATCGGCCACGCCGATGAAGGACTGACGATCAGCCCCGGCATCAGTAGCCGTAACAGCCCCGGACGTTCCCGATAGCTGCCACAGGCCCGCCGCTGTTGTAATCAGCAGGCCCGCCTTGGTCGGGACCAGGTGTTTAACTGGTTCCATGATCGGCGAGTCAATATCGAAAGAAAATGAGTCATTTGCAACGACGATGTTGCTGACATCGAAGTTATCGTACAGGCCGGGCTTGCTGCCGACCACGCCCAGCGGATGATTTGCTGTTCCAGCGTAAATCTGCCGCTGTTGGAACACGCAACCGGCTGAGGGTTTGTTCCCGGTACCAGGGGCAAGCTCTACAGAGAAGGTCGCACCAGCGCCGACTGACACCGCCACTGACGGGGCGCTGTATTCCTGACCTGAGTTCACAACCGCGATAGCGAGAAGCTCCCCGGAGGCGGACACAACCGGAAAGCCCTCGAAGCCCGTACCGTCCGGGTCGGTTACTGTAACAACAGACGCCTGCGTGTAACCGGCTCCAGGCGCCGTTACGTTAATGAAGTCAATCCCTGAATTAGCAAACGGGTTCAGGCCTAGCGGCGGTGTTACGAGGAAATCCGGCACGATGTTATTATCAGTAAACGTCGGGCCATATGCCCTACCAACGAAACCGAGCGCCTGCGCAGCACTCATGTTTCCGTCCTTCGCGATAATCGAGCGGTAGACGTTGTAGTAGCGGACGTTGTTCTGCGGATCCCACTCTACCCGCGCATAGCCGGTTGTGTTCGCGTAATTGCGAATGCCTGTAATGAAGAGACGATCGGACGGCAGGCTTTCTTCGCCGTCAGTTGAAACAGCGGTGACGCAGAAGATTACGGTTGAGTCTCCGTCACTGGTGTCACCGGCGCCGATTAGATTCTCGGGCCTCGGCGTGTTGTTGACGAGGTCAATGCGGGAAAGGTCCCAATCGGTGTGATCGGTGCGGATCAGGTTATAGGGAAGAAAGGTCCGGTCCTCAGACATGATCCGCAGAGTGTCGCCTACCTGATGTGTAGTGATGGAGGGGACGCGGTTGGAATTTAGGACCGAGGTCAAGGTGTAAATGCGGGCTACAGAACCTGTGCCGGTTACGGTAAGTGCCACGCCGTAGATGTCAGTGAGTTCAAACGTATTTGCAGTACGATTTACGACGATGGCGGTGCGGCCCTGAATATCGTCAAATCCAGCGACCTTAACCCAGTCGTCATTCTGCAATCCGTGAGAGTTCTTCGTAAGAACATTCGCTGCGACACTGGTGATGTTAATTGAGTCTTCAACGACATAGCTACCGTCCTGCAGAAACCGAACGTAGTTCTCACCGAACAGGATTAAGTAGGTGTCCTCGATCGAGTACGCATACTGGAACGCCGCCAGTTTGATCGGAAAGGACTCGTGCATGATGTGTTCATTGAAGATCATACCAGGGCGGGAACTGAGCCCGCCTTGGTAGTCCACGAACCAATTCTTTCCGCGCCTGAGCGCAAGATCGTACTTCTGCAGATCGGTGCGGTTGTGGTATGTAGGGGCAAGCACGCCTGCCACGTTACCAAACTTTGCAAACTTCGCCATCAGGCAGTGCTTCCGGTAAACAGCGGACCGACCGGGTAGATGTAGCGATTGGGGGCCTGTGGCCCGCTGATCCCCCGCGCGACTAGCCAGTCGGGCATGGCTTCGTAATGGAGAAAATCACCATTGGCGGCCTGTTCCCGTCCGATCATAATTTGTCGGTTGGCTTCCTGCAACAGGGACTGAACCTTCCGAGTCGAACCAGTGAGGGACGGCGCGATCATCGCGGCCAGGGCGGTAAAAACCGCTGTCGTCAGCCCGATGTCCCACAGTGCCGTAGTTTCTTCCACAGCTGAGTACACAAGGATCGGATCTTCCGCGTGAGTGCTGATGGCATTCGCGGTCAAATAGCGGTTGACCTCAAACGGCGCGTAGTCGGTAAGGAACCGTGGTCGAAGACAGCCCGCTGGTAATGCGTAGGCAAAACTCCAGGGCGGCATCGGTTCGACAGAAGTCCACTCGTCGTCAGTCCGTTCCATAAGCAGCGCAAGCCGCTGTGCCCGCTTCCCAGTCGCCCAATGCGCGGCAGCAAAAACCTGTTTGCGAACCGTCGGATAGAACTGGTTACACAGTTCAGCCTCTCGAGTGTTTTCATTCACATTCGAGAGGCTGGTTCGTGTACCGGCAGCGCCGAGGGCGTGGTTGTAGATCTCAACAACGCTGAGGGTCATGGTAACTCCTAGTCGTCGAGGGGATCGCCCTTGGACAGATCAGAGAAAGTCCTCGGATTTACCTTCGGCGCGGTTTTCTTGTTCAGAGAACTGAGTGCAACAGGCTCTTCTCGGAGCAACTCAGCAACCTTACTTTCAATATCTTCTACAACCTTCGCCGAAGACGGCAGACGGTCCCGGAATTCCTCCGGGACCTCCTGCGGTGTCGATGACGGCTTGTAGAGTCGATCGAGATAGGCTTTCGCTTTGAACTTTACAAGCACATATCACCTATTAGTTGGTCGCATCAGGCATTGCTACCCACTTCGCATAATTGCGAGTAAGGAAAGCGTTGATCGCACCAGCGGTCACGGTCGTAGAGCCGATCGTGGCGAGGACACCAAGGTAGCGCTCATAGCTTCCGGCGGGCAGACGAGCCGCAAGGATCGTACCACCGGCGTTCAGCTCCGCAGAGTTGGCCGCGCTGTCATCCGTGACAAGTGACGCAGAGCGAAGGTGCTCCGTGCAGCTGGCCAAGGTCGCAGCGCCCAAGGTTGCCAAGGAGTCGGACACGACATAGAACTGGATCGTACCAGCGGCACCGCCGGTAATGATTTCAGTCGCCGTCTGGATCACGATCCAAACGTCCTCGCCAATACCGATGTCCTGATTAACCGAGAGGTCAATCACGTCACCGATAACGGCGGTTCCGGTTGCCGCTGCAACACTCGTCGCATCAGCAAATTCAGTAAGTTCATCGAGGATCATTGTGCGCTCCTTACGACACGAGGGCTTCGTCGGCGGCGAGGCTATCGCAACGCTTGACCGGGATTTCATCGAAGGCGACCACACGCTTACCTGCGACCATGTCCATTGTCAGGGTTGACTGCTTGACCTTGGCAACGAGCTGGCGACGCAGGAACGTGCGAGTGTTCCTCGACATGTAGAAGACCGGACGGCCGAGGGTCAGGCTCGGCACACGTTCGATGGCCTGAGTCATCAGGTCAACGAGGTCGGCGCCGGAACTGGCATCAGCGGTCAGGGAGGACTTGTCGATATTCGGAATGCGGACTACGTAGCGCCAGTCGCGGAGGGTAAGTCCTGCGTCCATGCGGTAGTGAGTCCGGTAGGCCTCCATGCGGCCACCGGCCCCATCGACGTTTTCAATCGTGACCTGACCCTTGTCGTTCATCTGCAGGCCAGCCTTGCTGCCCTTCGGGATGATCCCGTAGCAGGTTTGCGGACCCCAAACAACAAGCCAAATCGACGTGTTGTCAGTGCTGTTGCCGCCGCCGACAATGATGTTCTCGGCGTTGGACGCGGACAAGGAGTTGTAACGCGGGGCGAGACCCGTGAACTTCTCCGGTTCCGTGGTTTCACTCGCGAAGAACAGCGAGTCAGCCAGCGACTGTGACATACCTTCGATGTGCGCAGCGTCTTCGATCAGACGAAATTCCGAGGTGTTGCCGTTCAAATCCGCCAGGGCCTTGTCGACTTCCGCGTAGGCTTCCATCATACCGCAGCTGTCTGTGACCTGTCGGGTCGTGCCCTTGGTCGGCTGAACGCCGCCGTAGAGCTTGCGCCAGGTCGGCTCAGGAATACCAGTGCGGATCGTGGACCTGTGGCCGGTCGGCAGGTTGCCTTCCATCCAGACCATGTCATCGAGGATCTCGTTCGTTTCGTTGAGGATCTCGACAATTGTCGCGATCTTGCCGTCCGGGTCCGAGGCTTTCGCCAGGTCCAGGAGGTTCGGCCACTTAGTAGCAAGTGTTACCATTTTAGGTTATTCTCCAAACATCTTCTGTGCTCGGGTTTTGGGAAGGACAGGAGGATCGACGCGAGTCGGGTCCGGCCCCGGTTCATTCAGCACTGAGCTGACCTTGTGGAGGAACCGCACAATTGCAGGATGATTTCCCGCTCCTGTGTAGTCAAACGCCTCCTTCGTCTTTTCATCACCGAAACGAGTTAGCAGCTTCGCGATCCCGCCCAGGGCCGGTTCGAGTTTACCGCCAGAAAATTCAGGGTCATTTCGGACTTCGTCCTGCCACTTCCCCTGCAATTCCACGAAAGCCTGTGTGCTCTTTTCAGAGAGGCTTTGCATGACTTGCTTCTGCAATTCGATCAGCTTTACACCGCGATCCTTGGGCGAAAGCTCCTTGTCGTTCAGCAGATCAACGTAGGTTTTGAGCGCCGGGTCCGCTGCATCAAAGCCCTCAAGTTCCTTAAAATCGTCCACAGACAGCGGAACGACTTCAGGCACTTTTGGCGCCTCTGGTTCTTTTGGAGTCTCCGGTTCCTTCGGGACTTCAGCCGCCGTTATCAGCGTCGGCGTATTCGTCTCCGGAGGGACCGTTGGCTCGGGCAAGCTCGGCGTTATCGGTGTTTCGCTCATTTTCCAGTTCCTTCAACATTTTGATATACTGATCTGGGGCCACGCGGAGAAGACGATCGAGCACGCGCTGTGCGACGTTCAATTCCCCGCAGTTAAACATAGTGGAAAGGGCCTGGCCGGAATACGGATTAGCGCCCAGGCGCCCAAGGGTAAGAAGCCAGTTTACGAACCGACGGCCCTGACCATGCTGCATAAGCGCGGCCAGGGCCTCATCAATTTCCTTCTCGCGAGCGCTCTGAAACGCCTTGATCCGGTTCGTTGCGGTTCGTATTGCTCGTTCGTTTTCCATCGGCGGATCGTATCACAATTTACAGTGTGGCGCAATAAGCCATACTACGAACTGAGCAGCTGCTGCAAGGCATTGGAGCCCCCGCCGACTGGTGTTTCGGACAGAGTCTTCCCGGCCTGGACCAGCGCTGTGCCCTGATTTGCGGCTTCGCGGGCCTGAAGGAGTTCCTCCTGCGCCTGTGTCCGCTGTGCGGCCTCTTCCGCCGACATAATGTGTTTGGACTTTACACCAATGTCGCGGCCGTAGTCCCGAATGACTTCATCCCAGTTCACAGCGTTGATTGCTGCCGGGTACATTGCAGCAGTCTGGCCGATAAAGGCAAGCCACCGTTCGAGCGGAGCGGCGCCCACAGCGCTTTGTGCTGCGGACAGGATGGAAACGTACTGGATCTCCAGTTCCTCATCCGCAAGGCTTTCCGGGGCCTCGGGAAGGAGCCCGGCCCGGTTCATGATCGAGTAGATGCGAGAAATGGCCTGGTCCAGTCCCTCATTCTCGGTACGTTCCAGCACGGGACCGAGGAGAACAAGCTTTTCTTCCCGCCTTGCGTCGATTTCTGTCGCTGTTCGTACTGACTCAAGCTGCGAAATCATCGTGAAGAGGTTGTTGTGGAAGAATTCCAAGATCCGAGTCTGGACTTCGCGGATGTCCTCGGTGATAGCCTGCATTGGTGGGTTCACCGTGTAGATCGGCTCGGCCCCGACGTTGTTTATCCCTGCAATGTAGGTCACGCCGCCCGGCAGTAGGGCCGTTGGTCGGTGTTCAAGCTGAATATCCGCCTTGATCGGCGGACGCAGCATGTAGTCGAGGGACTGGGCCTTGCGTTTTTGTTCATGCTGAAGCTGCATGATGTCGCCAAGGGCGTCCATGCCAGGGCTCGAGCCGTACGGATCGTTCCCAGACACTTCCCAACGCGGGAAAATTCCAGGCATCTCGTTGTATCCGCGCACGGACAAGGCCTCGCCACTGGCGATTGAGCCGCCGATGGTATCGGTGCCGGCACTGAGCCAGTAGAGTTCGCGGACTGCGAAGATTTTCGGGACCTGCGGAAGTTTTCCGTCATTCGGCTCGATCAGATGTGTGACAGTGTAGCTGTTGAGGGACTTGCTGTCGCCGCCCTTTGCGTTGAGGCGGACCTGTTCGGGAACATTTTCTTCACCGAACCGCTCGACGCACTGTGCGGCAGTGTATTTGAACTGCCGGGCGAAAGTGTTGACCATCCCGGTGGAACTGTTGCCGAGGAAGTACTCGCCAAGGGACGCGTTGTAGCAACGGAAGACGGATTTGTAGTCCTCGTAGATTAGAACGGCACTGGTCCCGAAGATCGCGAGATCGAGGTACATTGTGGCAAGGGAGTTGTAGAAATTCGTGTCGGCCATGGTTTGCAGAAGCAAACGCTCGACCTCGTCCAGCCATCGGCGCACGGTGTAGTTTTGGTTTGAGGGATCGCGCTTCAGACGAAGCTTAAACCACGGGCGGCTTGGCGATGTGATACCGTTGAGCATACCGGACGCAAGAATGCGGGCGGCCCTGGTCCCGGTCCCGTCAATTATGTTCGGGTTTTTCGTCATGAGCTTGCGGCGCTCATTGTCATTCATCAGCCACGCGTAGCGAGTTGGCAGGATAAAATCTGCAAGTTCCCGCCACATAGTTTTGAACGGCTGCCGCTCGGTTTCCATGCCCGCGACCAGGGCTTTTTTGGCCCTGTGGAATTCTTCTGGAATTTTCACATTGCACCTCCGATCAAGGAGCGTTTCACAGTCTTGGCCTTAGTCGTTAGCCCACTGGCCGACCCCGTCGACACGAGAGACTGGTACGGCTTGAACCCACGCTCACCAGCCGCGACCACACTTGCATCAGCGTTTGTGGGCGTACTTGGCGGCGGAGGGGGCTTTTTGATCGTCGGAAACAAACCACTCATTGGAAAAGCCTTTCTCGCTCAAAGGGATCGTAATCGGTGTTGACCTGCTCGGGCCGTTCTTCATTTCGTGGCTGATAAAAGACCGGAATGGCGAAAGTACATGCGAGTGCGTCAGCGACGTTGGGCGATGGTACACCGCGACGGCGCATGTCTTTTTTCGACTCCAATTGGATCTCTTCGCTTCCGGTAAGGGTGAAGCTGGGGGCGGTTAGTTCCTCCAAGAGGGAATTTTCGTTCCCCCGAACGATCTCAGGAATGGAGCCCTCAACAAGCCAGGCCCGCATTGCGCCCCAAATTTCCGCCCGTTTGTTTTTGTACTTAGTCCCCCGGTCATCCAGAATGGTGTTGCCATCAGCGGCTGAACCGAAGTCAACCGCGATGACCGGGACGCGGAGCTGTCGCAGGCGGTCAACGACACCGCCGCCAACACCGCCTGCGTCCACGAAAACCATCCTTGCCCCGTACCTGTGCGCGGCTGCAACAACCCTGGCGACTAGGTTCATGGTGTCGGTCTTGTGCAGGATCTCCGGCGGCCTCGTTATTGCATCCCTCCCACAACGTGGATAGATGACCGAGGGGTCATCACCGAACCGGCCCACGTCAACTCCGAGAACAACGTAGTCGCCCTGCTGGTCAATCGGCCTTTCAATCGCACTTTTTACAAGATCATACGGTACGAAAGACTCAGCGTCTACGCGCGGGAACATACCCTTAACGCGAACACGGACGAAGTCGTGATCCTCACCGTAGTCCTCGATCCACTCAGCGATCTGGGCCTTGTTCGTGAAGCGAACACTGCGGGAGTCGATTGCCGCACTTTTCCAGCGCTTGGCGAATTTGCCACCGGGAAAGCACTCACGGAAACGTCCGGTGTTTCGAGTTGGGTTGCCGAATACAGCCCAGATGATCTCGGTGTTTTCGTCGGTAAGCGCGCCCTCCGCGACTTCCCAAATCATGTCAGGAATAGCGGACGCTTCGTCAAACACGAGGATAATACGGCGACCCTGATTGTGCAGTCCGGCGAAGGCCTCAGTATTCCTTTCCGACCAGGCGACCATGTCGAACCGCCAGGTCTTCTCATGCTCCGGGTCGACCGAGAACAGCGCCGTGGCTGTCATCTTGAACAGGTCCTTCGCAAGACATCTGCGATACCACACGGCGACCTGAACCCAGGTCTTAGTCTTAAGCTGGTTTTCAGTATTGGCCGTGACGACTCCGACACAGTCTGGGCACGTGGACATGGCCCACAGAATGATCCACGCAACCAGCGCGGACTTGCCGATACCGTGACCGGAAGTCCGCGCCAGCCGAATGGCCCCCTCAGGCGTGATGAGCCCCTCACCGAGCTGAACGAGGATCTCGCGCTGCCACAGTTCTGGGCCCTCGTGGTTCTCAAGCTCGCCCGGTTCGCCCCACGGAAATGCCCACAGGACGAAACCCAACGGATCGTGGGTGAACTCAGCAAGTTTGAGAAGGAGTTCGTCGTTCACTCGGACGCGTCCAGAAGCGGCCAGCACTGGCCGACGATTACGGGACCGTACATCTCTCCGACGCGCTCTTTCAAATTCGCGGCCTGGGTCGAGGTCACGTCGATAACGACTTCGGAATGGATCTGCTGTGCGAGTTCGTAGGCCTCGAGTTTCTGACGCCCGGTCCGCATTTTTTCAGGGATCTCCGCCATCAGGGCCTCAACACAGATGAAGCCGAGGCTGATGATGGAACCTTCCGGGTCCTTCAACGGCTCGCCGGTTTTGAAGTCTTTCAGTGCCTTGCCGAAGTCAATTTTCATCTTATGCTCCTATAAATCCGTGATTAATGCCCATGTCCTTTATGGCTTTCATGGACTGCGTGACACCGAGTACGGCGTCCATAAGTGCTTGCATCTCGGCCTGCACGTAACCAACGCTTGCCGTCCCGGAATAGGTTGCGTGAGAAGCTTTGCTCGCAGTACCGGTATCAGCAGTCCAACCTGTGTTGCGGTCCTTCATGATTGTCAGGCCCATAATGCGCAGGTTCCCGTTCGACATGTTAATGCCAAAGGTTTCGACGCCAGTGTTGTAGAAGGCGAGGAGGTTTGCGGTGGCGCCGTAGGTAGTTTGGATAGTGTCGGTTGTGTCCCAGGAGAAGTACTCAGTCGCGGGAATGCGGATGGCAGCGGTGCTGTAAGTGCCGGACAGGACCAGGCCCCAAGAGGAATTGCCCGCGATCTGGATGTGGGAGCCGGTGACGTTGCCTGTGATGTAGATAGAACGGCCGCCGTGAGTACGGATAAGAATGCCGGTGGTAATCGTGCCGAGCATGTTGTAGTCTGTAACGGCAAGAGCGTAACGGATTGTTGCAGCTGTTTCGTTATCTGCGCGAAGCCGCAGAATGCAGCCGATTTCCGCCGAACCACCACTGAGAATACGGCCAAGTAAATCGGCGACAAACCTGTTGCCCAGGCCGTTATTTGCGGTTGGGTGGTCAGGGCCGATAGCCTGGATGTTGGCCTCGTAACCAACTGTCGCTGTTACATCAGTTGCCGCTGCGTATGTGTTGTGGTCATTGGACTGGAAGTGACCGGCAAAAACCGTAGCCAACCCGTACTTATTCGCCACGCCAGAGTTTGCTGCACAACCAACACCGCTGAGATCTGAGTAGTTGTCAAGGACGCCAGATACGGCCCAAACAGACTGCGTTGTGTCTAAGTTGATCTGCGCGTAAGCGCGAAGAACCTGCGGATTAACAAGGGCATCGTCAGTGTTAACGATCTTCTCGAACCGAGCAGTGAAAAGATCAGCTCGATCACTTGTGTCCTGGCGCACGAAGACATAAGCGGCCGGAAGCTGGTTCCAGTGCAGACGGCTGATGTTAAGAAGCGGAAGGTATGAGCCATTGCGCTGTGCGCCGTCGGTCAGCATCACAGTCGGACGAGTGAAGTTTGAAATCGTACCGCTGGTGATGTAGTTACCAGTGCGGAAGATTTTGATCCCGTTCGCGGTGATCGCTGAGATCACATCCGCGCTGTCGTTGGTAACACCGTCGGCCTTGGCGCCGTAGAAGGATGGGCTGACGTACTGGAGGTTAAGTGCGAGCGGAGCCACGGCGATAGCCGCCGTCCGTCGCAGGTTGGAAATTTGATCCTGCAGGACCTGAGGAGTTAGATTGCCAACCTTAGGCTTCATTCGGGGTCACATCGATTACAGGTTTTGCGGTCAGGGCCAAATGGCGCTTACGGGCAGTTTCCAACTTATCTGCGATGTTAATGTTGACGTCGATCTCCTGCCGGCCCGATGCCGGGGCCAAGCCCAACCGGTCGGACCCAAGCTTGATCAGCGCTTCGAGCTGACCGATACTCATCTTCTCACGAAGTTCGTCGCGGGAGAACCGCTCAAGCAACTCGTCGACCGCTTCCATAGAAACGGCCTGCAATTTGACAATGAGCATCTCCTTGTACTCTTCCAGCTCGCCGGCGTAGTATTTGACCAAGTCCTGGAAAGACGGGTCCCGTTCTACCATGCGGGCACCATGCAGGGAGTAGCCTGACAGCATCGATGCCTGTTCCAGTGCGTAGCCCTTGGCGATGTACCGAGCAAGAAGCTGATGCTTATAGTTAAGCCGAGTCAGCGGTTTCATCGCGTCGATCGCGGTAAGCTCTGCAAGCTCTTCGGCGGTGAGGGTTGGAAGACTGGCTAGATTTGTCATGACCACAATCTAACACGGTTTAAAGTCGGTTGCAATATGGCATCTTGCGCTGTGCAAGGAACCATATCGAACCTCACGTAGTTTTTGCGACAGTGGGCGACGTAGGATCGATCTTGAACGGTTCACGGACGGGCCGCGCGCCCTTCTGCGTGGGATAGACTTCCTCGGCCGGCAGGACCGTGGAACGGAGATTCCTGGCCGCGATGCGAACGGGGATGGCGCGAGGGGATG